CTTTAAAATCGATGGTGTGTTGACGTCGTCCCAAGTTACGGTCTTAAATATCCACCCGTAATTATCGACCGCACTAGGGCTATACACATAATCCAAATCATCATTTACAGAATTAATTGTAAGCCTCTCTTCAAGCTTTTTGATACTACTTTCTTCTTGTCTTGCTCCCAGTGGAATAACTGCCGTGACTATCTGCGTGGCGTCAATGCTTTTGGTAAAGTCAAGTAAATTACTCCCAAACTCAATAATTTGTGTATTGGTTCTAGGATATTCTGCGAGATAGTCAATATATTTCTTATCTGCTTCTAACCTTATCCTAATATGGCCCCCGTATTTATCAAGTAAATCAGTTTTGATTACTTGTAACGTCGACTCCCAATTAGTGTCTTTGTAAATACTGTCGTTAGGGTCGTGCACCGTCACCATACCCACATGAAATTGTAAATTAGTGTTTCCTACTTGCTGATTGTGGATAGCTATTAAGGTCTCTAGATATCCTCTAATCGTCATACTGTGGTATTCATGCGGACGCTGTATAGTATCGTTTAAATACGCCAACGCTCCCTCACAAGTTATTTTTTTGATATTTTTAAAATCGATAGTCTCGTCAATAGGTCGACCAACGAATATAGGCGTACCATCTGAATAGACTACTATTTCTGACTTCATTTTCATAATCTTATTGTAAGAGTCGGCACCAGGTGCCATTGAAAACTCTAGCGTACCGGCGTTATTATCCTGTAGCTTTACAATAGGTGAGATTAAAGACGTATCGTTTGATAAATCAAATATTAAATCATTGTCACAATATATTTTATACATAATAACCTCACCCCCTTATAGTGCTTGATTCTGGTATAAAAATGTAATAGTGCCATTTCCTGTTACAGTGAAGACGTTACGCCCTGGCGTCAAAACTATTCCACTATATCGCATTCCATTACGGGTTAAATTGTAGTTAACGTCGCTACCCTCGATTGATATTGTCCCGTTCCCGGTAAATTTAACAGTTGGCGTGGCGTCATTTTCACCAGTATAATTTATTTCCACTGTACCAGTACCAGTAATTCGACGCTCCACCAATTCAACCTCATTGGTTAAGTAAAACGGATATACTTGTTTACAATATATCTTAAAATTGAAGAGGTCCCCCGCAATTTTATTAGGTTCGCTAACTTGCCAACAGCCTAGTAGTGACTCTCCCGGTCTATCCGGCTCTTCTACATATACACTTTTGCCGTGAAAAAATTTTACAACCTCTTTATACTTTTCCATTCGTTGAGAATAATTACCCTCAATCGGCGTCAATATAAATTCTGCTTCTCGGTCGTTATATCTCACTCCCCCCATTATATCGGTTAAGTCTAGGGTCCCGCTTCTACCTGGTATATCGATAATATACGTTTTTATCTCGGGCGTGGTAATACGTTTGTCACTCAATAAAAGACCCCATGTACCATACGTACTAATTGGCCCTACTTTTAATTGTCTCATTTCCTATACCCCCCTCGCTCTAAGATTGTATTTATATCCTAACTGTGCGTCTATCTCGTCGATTGTCTCACCTATTAAAGTTTTCTTGTCGATATATAAATCTCTGCTACAAGCATTTGCCACTTTGTCACAACTTACTTCAATGACCTTAATTATATCGGATAGGCTTATCGCTCCCAATCTATCCGGCGTTTTAAAAGTAGCCGATAGGTTACGCTCTAAATTAATACCAGTTTTACCTGTGTCAACAATATCATTAACTAATGCTTCTAGCGGGTCTGTCGCTTCTTCGGTATTTTTTTCAATACCAACACCTATACCAGCCGGTATAAATGCACCTACTTCTTTAGCCATTACCCTAGATGGTGAGAATATACCTAAGTACCCTTTAGCTTTATCAACTAAACCACTTAACGCCTCACAAATGCTGTCGTATAAATACCCTACTGCGTCGCCTATACCATTAGCTATACCGTATATAATATTCTTACCGATACTAAACATCTGTTTAGGTACGTTCTTAACTGCGTTATATATGGTGCTCGCAACTTGTCGCATTTTACTACTGGCCGTACTTATCATCTCACTGCCCCAACGGGCCATATTAGATATTGCACTTTTAATGGCGTTCCAAATTTGACCGGGTAATTTTGTCATGATACTAACCACATTGGATAAAATACGCTTAGCACTAGTTACACCACTCTCAAGCATTTTACTGCCCCATTCGGCGAACTTACCTATAGCACCAAATACAGCTGACCAAAAACGTAACGGTAATTCAATCATGATAAATATCACACCATCAACAATTAACTTACCTACTGCTTTAGCCATTTCAAGCATTTTACTGCCCCACTCCATGAATTTAGTAGCTGTATCAGTGAAAAACTCTGCTATCTTACCTGGTATCTCGCTTATCCACTGAAATACTGCGTCTACTGCATTTCTAAAGCCTTCGCAATTTTGATATAGCTTGTAAATAACTACTCCTAAACCAACTACGGCGGCCACTATCAAGCCTATAGGGTTAGCCAATAGTAAAGTAAATAACCCTGTAAAAGCACTTCCTAGCGTGCCTAGAATAGATATTACACCTGGTACAATAGCTATAATTTTACCAATCACAACTACAAATTTACCAACTCCAATTAATAGTGGACCTATGGCCGTTACAATGGCCAATATGCCTATTATTAATTTTTGAGTATGAGGGTCTAGCTCACCGAACCATTTAGCAAACTGTTGTAGTTTCTCGGCTAGGTCTTTTAAGAGTGGACCTAGTGTTTCTAGTAGCGTCTGCCCTAGCTCAATACCGGTATTTTTTAAAGCGTTAAAAGCCTTATTTGCTCTCGCACTAGGTGTGTCCAACTGCTCTAATGCTTTTCCTGTGTTTCCAGTTGATCCTTGCATTTTAGATAATTCATTATTGAACTCATCTACGCCTTTACTTATAAGAGTCAATGCACCTGTACCAGCTTCAGTTGACCCCCATAAATTAGCAAACTCAGTAGTATTACCACCTACTGAGTCCATCAAAATTTTAAGAACGTCACCTAAAGACATACCGCTAGCCATTAACTCGGCAAAACTTTTACCGGTCTTTTCCTGTAGCACATTAGCTACTTCTGACCCGTTTTTACCTAGCTCGTTTAACATTGATTTTAGATAAGTACCGGACTCTTTCGTCCTAATACCATTCTTAGTTAGGTTCGCATAGGCGGCCGCCAGGTTGTCGATATTAACCCCGTAAGCACTGGCAATAGGTATTACTTTACCCATACTAGTAGCCAACTCGTTAACTGTAGTCTTACCGTCGTTCTGAGTCTGAATTAATTTGTCTGCAATACTCCCGGCGTCTTTAGCCGATAGACCGTACGAATTTATAATAGTCGTCAAGACGTCTACGGCGTCTGACGTCTCAAGAAAACCGGCCTTAGCTAAGTTAGTGGCCGTACCAACAAAACTGACCGCGTTAGCCGTATCGACGGAAGCGGATATTGCTTGGTATGTAGCTTCTGCAATCTCTGTAGCACTACGCCCCGTATCGGTCGATAGCTGTAACATATCCTTACTAAGCTTATCTAATGATACTTTAGACGTATCGGCTATAGTACCTACCTTAGCTACACCGTTACCAAAATCGGACGCCAATTTTGCTGACCCGGCTAATACTCCACCGGCTACGGCTGATATCTTGGAGAAGCTACGCCCGGCGTTCTCAATTTTACCGCCTATTCCTTGTAGACTTTCGCCGAACGCCTTAATCTGTTGCGTTCCAACTGACCCGAATTTTTTTTGCTCCTCGGTCAATCCTTTTAATTTTTGCTCGGTGTTGACTATTTCACGCTGTAAGTCTCTGTATTGTGCCTCAGTTACTTTTACCTCGCCACTGTCTACCTGTTTTAACGCCGTCTTTAGCGTCTCTAACTTTTCCTTAGTGTTACCTATCGAGGTATTAAGTAGGTCTTGCTTTTGCTTTAAAAGGGTCACGTTACCGGGGTCAAGTTTTAAAAGTGAGTTAACCCCTTTTAATTCTGACTGTAACGATTTAGCTTTACTATTAACATCACCTAAGGCCTTACTTAGCTTAGTAGTATCTCCGCCTATTTGAACGGTGATACCTTTTAACTGCCCGGCCATTATTTACCCCCTTTCTCAAATTGTTTAAAGTGTGAATGTAGGGCGTTAATATCCGGCTTAGTCTCCTCTAACCTATAAGCATTATCTAAATACTCTCGTCCTTTCTCAGATTGATTTAATGAGTATATAAAAGCGTCACGCCTATATATTAAATAATCAGCTATATCTAACTCCTGGACTTCTAGCATATTTAACCCTGTATACTCACTTACTAAATGGTCGTCCCATGTTGTAACCTCGTATTTATGACCCGTACTTTCTTCTAATGGATAGTACGGGACGGCTAGTTTTTTGAGGATTGTACTTCTGTAGTAAATTCAATATAAGCTTCTAGGAATATTATTAAATCTTCCATATCAAAAATGCTTTCTAGCTTATCACTAGAAATAGTAATATTCTCTCTGTTACGACTCATGACCTTAGCACAAATCGCGTATAACTGGTCTATATCCTCTATATCGATAGTGTCATCTGTGATAGTGCTTAACCCTTTTGATAACCCTACTAGCTCTGTCAATAATTTCTTACTCGGTGTATATAGATGTATTTTAGTCTGCCTCTCGTCGTTTAATATAATCTCTAAACTTGCCTTTTTCATAGTATTAAAATCTAACGCCATTTCATTCACTCCTTAATTTTTTTTCTAAAAAAAGAGGGACCGTTAAGCCCCTCTTTAAGTAATTTATTATACTGTCTTTTCTGTTTCTTCTATGAACGTGATCAACGTACCCTGGTCGTCCCCTGGTAGGGCCTTAAATTCTGCGTCTATTACAGTTTCCTTGTCCTTTAAGAACGCCATATCAAAACCATTTTCATTTGCTCCTACTATCATTATCCAAACGTCGCCGTCGGCCTTGTCGGTATGATGGAAACACGATACATACTTCTTACCATTAGAGTTACCTGCTCCACCTATTTTTACAGTCCTTAGCTTCTTGGCGTTATCCTCTGTAACTCTAGCTGTGGAACACAACTTTTCAAGAGTCGCACCGTTCCAGGTTAATATACCGGACTTTAGGGTTACTTCCTCTTCTGTTAGTATACTCTTACTAACATATCCTAGGTCATCTTTTGCCTCATAAAATGACGGCTTGTACTCTATTGTGGCTCCGCCCTGGATATATCCCAGTCTATTAGCTTCCTTACAAATCGCACTAGTTTCCGGTAGAGTTCCTGTAAATTCCATACAGTATAATTTACCTGACCCTAGCCTTATTTTTTCAGTCTTTTTTTCTGCCATTTTTAAACTCCTCTCTTTTCTATATATTCAAACGTATAAACAGTCTGATATATATTCTCGCTGTCTATATAATATCGGTCCTCTTTTTTCCAACCGTCGACCATCAACGGGTAATAGGTGTCTAATGAATTTTCAATTTTTCTTATAACCTCTTTATCAGGCCTATACTCATACACTTCTATAGTAATTGATTTTCGTATTAGTAACGCTATATCATCACTACCGCTAACGCTGTAATCGTCATTATACACCGCATAAGTTTTCTTAGGTGACTTGATAAATCTAGTCTTTTTATAAGTCTCATTCTTGACAAACCCGCTTGCTTCTAAAATCTTATTTACCATTTTCTATCGCCTCTGTTAACAACTTAATATAATCTTGTTCAACGTCGGTATACGCCTTTTCAACGAATTTAAAAGCCCTAGACCGCTTACCATTTCTAAGTTGGTGACCGTGTTCTAACAAGTGTGTTAGTCTGTAGTCCGCTCCGTCTACGTACCATAACTCACCATATGAGAAGCCGGTGGCCCTGTCCACGTTGTAGTTGATTTTTGACTTGATACTATCCTTATAATGTTTCTGTCTACGTCCAACTGGTGCGGTACTCTTAGTCATCTTGACTAACTTGATCATTGCTTTTTTGGTCTCGGTCTTTAGGGCTTTATTAACTATATTTTTTTGGTAGTCCGTTAGTGTCTTACTAATTGTTTCTACCAACTCGTCGGGTCGAATATTATAATCTGCCATTACTGACTCACTCCTAATAGTCTGACTGTTTTATGACGATATTGGAAATCGTCGTAATCGTAAATATCATAAATATTGCCGTTGAACAAAATTCTATATTTCTGAGTATTTAGCTCGATAACTTCAATATCTTTAAAATATCTAACTTCAAATGTTAGCTTTTGCTTGGACTGAATAGCTCCCGCACTTAAATACTCGTCTCCCTGTTTGCTCTTATTAACGCTAGCATGTAACGTATATAGTAATCTCCACTCTTCCGTATCCTCGTCAATTTGTTGAATTATAATCGGCTTGTCGTATACTCTTCTCATTTCTTTATACCTCTGCTCAATTCTAATCTTAATTGTAGGCTCATATCGTCAACTAGACGCCTTGTATTACCGGTTAAAGTATTTGTCTCGGCCTGTCTATTGTCGTATAAGTCATTGGCTATGATTAACGCTAACTCCTTAGCTCTCGGGTCGTCGATAGGGTAATTATCCCCAATAGACCCTTTTAGTATACTATCTGCCGTCTTAATAATACGGTTAATGTTACTATCTATCATAGTATCCCGGTAGTCTATCCCTATGTAGTTACATACTTCGTCAACTGTTACTACCATTTTACCACCTCGCATTTTTTCAACCTATTTAAAGGGCCTTTAGAGGCCCTCTAAATACTTTTTAATATTAGGCTTCCGTTGATGTTATAAAACCTCTTACAATGGCGTCTGAGTCCTTTAATGTAACGTCTTCTCTTTCTATCGCTCTATAAAGTGTCAAATCTTCCTCAAATGCGTTAAGAGTGCCTATACTAGCCACGCTAGATATAGTAATAGTAGTTAACGCTCTATCCCAATAAGTAACTGCTTCGTATAGGTCTCCTATGATAAATGGAATCTTCTTAGTATCAGTCGGCATATCTGCGTTAGGTACTACGAATACTGGTATAATGTTAGGTCCAACCTGTAGAC